GATACTTCGCGTACTCGGCGGAGAATCTAGCCGAGTTCTCTCCGTTGACGAAGAAATCAGTTCCCGCCTTACGAGCCGTAGCAGAATTGGCATTACTCTTCTGCTGTTCTGGTGTTCCGGCGCGCTGAGCTTCACCGAGCGCAGCGTCCAGTTCACTGAGGCGCATCTGCTCTTGACGGTCGCTCGTAGCTTGACGCGCCTCCATGAGGGTATCAGACGCATCGCGGACAGCCTTAGCTCCTCCAGACTCGAAAAGCTGCTTACCGTATGCGCGAGCCTCATCCGGAGTCATATCCGTAATTGCCTTCTGCGGTGCATTAGCGTCCGGAGTATTCGTGTCACCCTGAGGAGCACGCGGTGCACGGATGCCGACCATCTCTGCAATGTCGTCCGGAAGAGCGTCCTTTTCCTCCTGGGAAAGACGCTTCACGCCAGTCTGAACATCGCCACCACGCTCTGCATCACGAAGAATACGGAGCGCGGAGCGTTCACGACGCTCCATATTGGAGTCCGAGAATGCATCAGTCTTATCGAATGCCTCCTGGATGCGGGTCAGTGTCGGGCTCTCAGCCGGTGCAGCCGGTGCAGCCGGTGCATTCGCGTCCGGTGCGCTCGCATCAGGCGTAGAAGAATCCGGGCTGTTCAGCGCATCGAACTTGTCCTGGAGCTGTGCGATTTCTTCGAACACCTTGTTGATGTCGTCTGAAATCTGAGAATCGGGGCGTCCAGAAGTTCCAGCATCAGCTTCGCGCTGGAGCTGATCCTGCTTTACACTCAGGTCTTCAATCTGCTTGGCAATATCGTCTAGCTGCTGATTGACATCTGGCGTATCGGTGGACGGTGCTGCCACATCAGATGAATTTGCATCCGGTGCAGACGTAGCTTCCTTAGCCGCAATTCGGTTATCCAGCGCATCAGCCTGCTCATTGAGCGCGATGATATCCTTCGGGTCACCCGCATTATCGAGTGCCGTCTGAACCTGTTCGCGGCGTGCCTTCAGCTCTTCTACTGAGCCGGGGGCGTGGCTGCTGTTTTGACCGCCGCCTTCACTGGGGTTGGGTTCTGAGCCGTTGGCTGGGCTGCTGGTGCCGGAGCCGGAGTCGCCGGGGGCGGTGTCTGGCTTGCTGGGGCTGGGGGCGTTGTCGCCTGTGGCTGCGGGGATGTTGGCGTCTCCTGCTGGCTGAGCTTCGCCGTTAGGCTTTGCGCTAGCTGGAGCATCTGATCCGGGCTGAGCTGACCCAGGTTCGACGGCATTGGAATTACTGTCTTGGGCATGAGGGGCATCCTTAGAAGTGTCACCACTGAGGTTGGGGTTTACGTCTGGCGAGTTTGGGTCTACCGCGCTATCCGAAACAGAGACGGAATTTCCGGTGGACAGGTCGATTACATCAGTCTGACCCAGACCGCCAGCCTGCGCCTTAGCGTCATCGAGCGTATCTGCCGAGTTATGGATTTCCGCAGTACCGGCACTCGTATCTACAACGAGACGTGCACCGCCCTTGCTGAGGGATTCCTTTTCGGCAGTCATGAAATTCGCCAGACCTTCAGGCGAAATATCGTTTGTGGTCTTTCCAGTCGGAACCAGGAAGCCTTCCGGGGCCACATCGAACGTGCTGAGGTCAATATCTCCCGTGGAAACGGCAGGCTTACCGGATTCTGGGGCAGCGCCCGCATCCGGAGCAGCCTTGCGAGCAGCCAGGGCTGCATCTGAGTCGTTACCCTCCGGGTCGTAAGGCTGTCCTGCGTCAGCAAGCTCCTTCTTCAGAGTCTCGTTGGCGGTCATAGCTGACTGCTTCGCACCAAGAGGGGCGCGGTCGTTGGCAAGCGTGCGCTCGTTACCCTTGATCTGCTCAACCTTAGAGTCACGGTCACGATTTGCAAGTGCGGCGGCGTTGTCGGCCTCCGATCCGAGGCTAGCGTAGGCCTGGTCGCCAGAATCTTCACGCTGAACGTCTACGTCTCCGACCTTCTTGAAGGCTTCAGCTACGCTACGCTGCGGCTCAGCAACACCGGGGTTGGCACGATGGTCTTCGAGAAGAGCGGTGTCATCCTTTCCACCGTAGTGAATACGGAAGTCACCGTCGTCGGTCTGAATGACCTTCTTGCCACCGAACGTTCCAGGAACAGCTTCCCAACCCTCCGGTGCGTCTGCACGAGGAATCTGATCAATGCTAGGAATATCTTCGGCTACACGTTCGCCAACAGCTTGTCCATTTGCATTCTTGCCCATCTGAATTCCACGCTCAGCAAGCTGGGTGTCATTCAGATTAGCTACGAATTCCTGCGCATTATTTGACGTTACATCATAAAACCCATCAGGCATGCCGTTCGGGTCGTTGTGTACGTATACCTGTCCAGTGTTTGCATCCTTAGCTCCGACAAATGAGCCAATTACAGAACGGGCGTGCCCGTCATGACCGCGAACCTTGAACTTGACGCCACGGCCCATTTCGATCCATCGACCGTACCGGTCACGCCATTGGAGCCGTGCGCGAAGAGAGCGTGCAGCGCGTGAATTGCCACCAGCGGCCACCAGCGCAGAGAGGAAAGTCTGAGACATGTCGTCCTTCGAATTAGGGCGTAAATAACTCCTCCCATCGTACCAGACGATAGGAGGAGCTATCTAGTTACTGATTAGGTTCAGCTAGAGGAAATGGCGGTGCGTCATCACCAGGGGCCACAGGCGCATCCGGTGCCGCCACGTCAGGCGGTGGTGTGGCCCCACCCGCAGGCTCAGCGAGCCCCGGAGGCGCGGCATTCGGGTCAGCAGGCGGAGCATTGGGGTCAGTAGGTGCTGCACCCGTCCCGCCGTTCAGAATATCATTGACCGCACCAGGAATTGGCGCAACCGAGTTGGCCTGTCCAGCACCGCGAGCGGCGTCTAGGACATCGGGAGCCAGTACGCGAAGCAGAGCCTCGGTGAGCTGCGGGTCCAGACCGCCCTTGTCGATAAGCAGACGAACAACCAGTTCCTTGCCGGTAGGTGCGTCCGCATCCGCGAATCCGTGAGCACGACGCCACGTGTCCGCCGAGATAGCCATTTTGTCGAAGCCGGAATCGGCGTCAGCCGCACGGTCGTTACGAGTAGCCACGGAGGATGCGTCATACCAGACGGTGATCTTGTCTACGTCTGCCTGCGTCCAGCCCTCTTCCAGCAGAGAGGGGCGGAGATATACGACCGTGAACGCATCAGCCAGCAGCAGAAGCATCGGCTCGATGTGGGCCTTATACATCGCCTCGTCAATCTGGATTGCGTTATTGTACTTGACGTTAGCCAGACCGGTAACTGTGTCCTTCGGGACATCGAGGCCCTGGAGGATACGCTCCAGCACACGATCAGAACGGGCGTTCATCGCGTCATCGAATGGGCGGCTAAACGTGATGTGCTTCAGCTCCTTGCCTAGGTCCACCGGACCACGGATAAGAAGCGGGACAACACCGGCAGCGCTCGTCTCATCCTCAATAGGCGTGGACATAGCCAGGAGTAGTTCTTCCTGGAATTCGTCTGCGGCATCCTCGGGAGCCTGCTGGTCATCCTCAGGGTCAGCCAGGAGGTCCGGGTCTGCCATGGCGGCGGTAGACAGACCGTCAGGCACGTAGAAGATACCGGCGTTCAGTCGGCTACGGTGCGAGCCACGGAATGTACGGTCAAGCAGCAGAAGCTCCTCGCACAGAGCGAGCAGGCCGATCATGCTGGTATCCTGGTCTTCCGAGAAGCGAGGGTGAGGACGCCAAATACGCCCCATCCATGCGCCAGGGGGCAGTGGAATGGCACCCTTAGGTAGGGAGCCGGAGCCTGTCGCAGGACGAATCTCACGACGGGGGTAGATAGCATAGTTGCCCTTTGCATCCACCTTCAGCTCATCCACGGAGCGAATGTCCCATGACTCAGGGAGGCCTTGTCCTGGGCGCTCAGGAACCTGGACAAGGTAGCACTCACCGGCTACCGCGAGGTTCAGTGCAGCATCACGGAGGAGGCCAGCCTGTCCACCGAACGCCGAATCCAGACGTTCCAGCATACGGCGAGCTGTGTCAGCCAGGTCCGGATCGATGGTCGTAGAGAGGTCCAGCGGAACAGGGGCCTCCTGCGGATTTTCGATCACGGCAACGTAAAGACGGATTCGGGAAACGATAGCTGCAACGAGGTTGAATGCGTACTTGATTTCCGAAATAGCGTCGTAGTACTCCCACGCGGCACTCTGTACCGCGACAATCTGGGAGCCTTGACGCAGGCGGAATAGCTCTGCCTCCGTCTTGTCCTGTAGATGAACGCGAGTAGCAGCCGCCGTGAGGGGACGGATAGAGTTATACGCTACGGGGTCCGGTCCTCTGTCATTAGAGGATTCGCGGCGGAACGGGTTCGCCATGTATCACACCTTCTGAGATATAAAGCCTGAAATTGCTGACCCGGCAAGGGGCAGTCCAGCTACCATCATACCACCCGGACGCTTAATGTACATAATTGCAAAGGGAATTGCTACCCAAAAACTCAGGCACCAGTAGCACGTCAGAAGATAGTGAATCTTTCCTCCGTATTTGATCTTCCTGAAAATCCACTCTCGTGGACCGTCCAGAATTTCATCCTCGATAATGAGTCGGCAAGTGCGGTAGATTGCCAGCAGGAATACGATGAATCTCAGTACTTCCAAGGCCACTGTCCTTCGAGTTCGGTTTCACTCATTCCTGTTCCATCGTACATATCAGACATAGCCTTCAGGAAATTCTGGTGAAGATTACCGACGTTAGACTCCGTGGACGCCATTGTTAGACGAACGCCGAGCGGATTACTCTTCAGTTCCTTATGGAGCTTCTTCAGCATCTTCGTCTTCCGAGGAGTCGTTGTGATAATAGTGCGAGGGAAATCGTCTAGTGTGTGGCGGAGACGGACAGCCAGTCTCATGTGGTCCCACGCGTCAAACTTATTTTTGTACGTACGCCAGGTAGCCACTTCATCGGCCCAACCGAAATGCGCCTCAACGCCTCGGATAGAGTCAGGCTCGTCAGAGCCCGTAACAAATGCCTTGGAACCGTTACGCCATTCAAGCTGTCTGAGGGCCGGATTGTATCTAACACCATTCTTGCCCCCATGGAGTGACAGAATGCCAGACTCCCCCTCTACAAGAATTGCACGAGCGTCAACGACGGTTCGAGCAACTAGCAGAAGTCGAGACCCGGCATGCCCGCGAGCGAACTTGTCTGCCTCCTCAGCTCCAGTTCTGGTCTTACCTGCGCCACGACCGCCTGAGTAAATCCACGTGTGCCAGTAGGGATCAAACGGGGGAATCTGGTCCGGTCGGCGGCGGAAGTCCCACTCGTAGCGGTGTTGTTCGATCTTCCGAAGTGCGTTATCTCTAGCCTCGGACGGCTGCATCATGGTGATAGTGTCATACAGTGAGAATGTCATGATAGTGTTCGTTCCTTCCCTGCCCGGGACACGATAGTATCTGCGGACAGCTTTACAGGTTCGGTGAAGCAAAACTGCGTCACGAAGGGAAATGCCGCCTCAACCTGGACGGCATCTGTTATTTCGTCGGCCCATACGTAGTCAAAAGCGTTATGACCGCCGCGCATCCCGTCAAACACGCGAGCTTCAGTCCAGAGTTCGACAGTGGTCTTATACCCGGACTGAGTACCTACGAGCACATAGCTTGCTCCTGTGCCGACCTCTCGTTGCTGGATTCGCCAGTTGCCGGGGTTCCCTGCACGAGTCAGGTCTTCCCAGAAGACTTTAGGGATGCGGTTAATTTCTTTCTGATGATGTAGTATTACAAGTGTTTTAGCGCCCGGAATACCCATCTTACTTTCAACCCATTTCACGCCTGCGGTGGTTTTACCCGTACCCCGACCACCGACCACCGTCCAGCTCCTCCAGTCACTATAGGTCGGGGGAAGCTGGTGAGGCCAGGCGTTCAGCTCCCACGAGTTCTGCCACTCATAATCCGTATAGAGCATACGCCGAGCAATGCGCTCCGTCTCTGGAAGGGCATCAATTCTGTCTCGGAGTGATAGGAAAAGCAAGTCTAGTCGTCCTCAAATGGCTCATAGTGTACTTGGAAGCAGCAGATGTACGCGCCCTCTGGGCGTGGGCCGATAGGTTCGGTCATAGACGCAATGAGCTGTTCTGTGAACTCATCGTAGTCTTCGGCAGACATCCCCTCGGAGGGGTCGATGTCGTCTGGGTCCCAGAGAGTGCCGCCAGAGTCAATACCTGTCATTCTGTCGGGTCCTTGCTGCTTGACATCGAATTGAATGGGCGATACGAGCGTAGACGCGAGCCGCAACCGCATGCTGTGTCTTTACGCCACGCCAGCTTCTTTCCGGTGATGGTGGTGATGTAGGAGTCTATATAGATCGATCCCTTGTAGTGTGTACTCGGATCAATTCGTTCTTGGAATACTATCTTAGGACCCGCCACGTCGTCAACTAGGACAATCACAACGTCATGCGTAACGATCACCCGCGTGATTGCCAGGTATGCTGCTCCGGCTGTCGGGGGACGACTCTTCAGCTCCTCAACAGGGGTCTCGAAATCCGGTGCGGTAACTACCAGCGTAGCCGGAAAGGTATCTTCTCTTATCAACTTACTCTCCGTGCCATAGCTCTGTAGGATACACCCGCTGCATCTGCGAGGTCGCGGATAGTGACCCGCTCTTCGTGGTGCAGTCTAACACAGACTTCCGTCAGTTCCCTATTCGCCCGGGCGCTTTGGTGGCCCTGGTTCATTGTCGCACGGTACTTTCGGGCAATCGGTGCCAGCGCAGCAATCTGGTCACGCTCCGCGCTCGTCAGCGTACGTCGCGGCTTGCGGTAGGGACTCTCCGGGGTGGAGAGGATAGGGACGGGGGTGGTCGGAAGGTTGCTGTAGCCTTCAAAACCGGCTATAGGAGATGGATTATTGATCCAGTAGCGAACCGTGGAACGGGCTCGCGCCGGATCGAACGCTTCTCCGATAGACCGAAGTGTCCAGCCCGAATTATATAGAAACTTCGCTCGTTGGAACAGTTCAGAGCCTTGCAGACTATTGAGAATCTGAACTTCATCTGCGGGTAGGCGCTGCCCGCGAGCTGAACGGCGTGTCATCGTCCTAGCCCTCCTCTGCCGATACGGAACTGCCCGAAGCCGGTGGCTCGCGGACCTGTTCGTGGGGTACGCTGGCGCAGTGCTGCGCCGCTTCCCATGTTGATTGTGCGGTTCCCGAGGCCCTTAGCGCGGATAGGCGTGGCGAAGAATCCCTTAGGGGGGTCGATCAGCAGCGCGGTGAGAGCATGCACGAGGGCGTCGATGCGGTCAGGAGACTTGCGAGTAGACTCAGGCTCCCAGGTGACCATCTGAGTCTCCAGGTCGGTGTGCATTCCGAAGTGAAGAACTCGACCCTGCTGGTACGCGAGAACAACTGGCTCCGCGCGAAGCTTCTTTCCTACCTTGGAGTGAACCTCAAAGACCGGGATGTTGGGGTCAATCTGGTGGATAGCGTTCTTTACGAGTGCTCCACCCTGGTTAGTTTCAGCTACAATGGGGGCACCCCACCGGTAATGCATCTCTACAACCTTATTGGCCCAGACTTCAGGCGAGCCCTGGATGGATGCGTCCTCCAGAACCCATGCAGTGCGGCGGTAGAGGTCCTTTTCAGCGGTAGAAGAGACGACAACAATGCCGCACTCGTCACCGGGCTCTTCTGCCACGGTCGGGTCCACCCCGATAACGCGAAGAGGCGTCAGCGGAGGCAGTTCTTTCGTGTGTGGGATCATTTCATCGTTCCAAAGTGCACCCTCCACCGCTTCAAGCATGTTACCGTAAAGCTCCTGAAGAGCCAGATTGGTGCCGCCGTACACGCCAGTAATAGCGTCAAGGTATGCACCAGCCAGGTTACCTGCGTTGTCAAACGTAGAGCCGTGCGTTGTCCAGATTTTTGGGTTAGTTTTCTGCTCTTCGAGAAGATCGAAGAGCACCTTGACACGCTTAGGGGTCGTGGTGGCAAGGATTTGGGGATTACGGCCAAGACGGGTAGCAATTCGGAGGTTATCCCACGCGGAAAGCTCCCCTTCCTTGGTCGGCTGACGCCACGCTGCCAGCTCGTCTCCCCATGAGTAGTGTGCCTGCACACCACGGAGGGAGTCGGGTTCGTCAGCGGACGTGCAGAACGCCGAAGAACCGTTGGGCCAGATCAGGCGGCGGATCGAGGGGCGGTATTCTGGGCGCTCAGACTCCGGAGATACGGCGATGATGCCAGAATTGTGCGTCTTGACGTACGTATTGTGGATAAGGAACGTATGATCTGGGCTGTCTACTTCAATACAGCGAACCGGAACGGATTCTACAGGTGTAATACTCTGGATTGCCCGGAGCGCGCCCTTTCGGTTATATCTGGTGGTGTCCCAGGAATCTACGCGGCCTTCTCGGTAGACCGTGCGGGTGTATTCACCGCTGGTGTAGCCTAGGGATGCTGCAAGACGGCGAATATCCCGACGAATAAGCGTCGTATTGGTGCCAGGAATCTCTGAGGCTTCCCCCAGAGCCCGTCTGGCGTCCAGAATGCCTCGAAGAACGATTTCCCGAGTGGGTGCGTCTGCCCAGAAATAGTCTTCCGGAATTTGCCGGGTCGCGGCAGTGTGTTCGGTGAACTCTTCGCGCCGAGGCT